GAAAAAGATGGAACAGAAATCGTTGGAAACCTTATCAAGGCAAAGACTGCTAAGTCGCGTTTAAGCAAGGAGAACCAGGATGTTACGGTGCGTTTGTATTACGATGAGCGTGGTCTTGATCGATATTATGGTCTTCTTGAACTCGGTGAGATTGCTGGAATGTGGAAAAACGTTGCAGGACGTTATGAGATAGATGGAAAGAAAGTATACGCTAAAGCGATCCTAAAGGATCCTGACACTTATTTTACCGAAGAAGTAATGCAGCAACTTGATGCTGCCGCGAAACAAATTTTCTCTTATGGAACGACTTGAGACTACTATTCTCAGAAACCTTGTATATAATGAAGAGTATTCCCGTAAGGTAATTCCTTTTATTGAACCTGATTATTTTGATCAGAGAAGTGAAAAAGTTATTTTCGAAGAGATTACACAATTCATTGTAAAGTATGGTTCTGCCATCACAACTGAGGCACTTTCTATTGAATTAGAAAACCGTAGTGATCTTACGGAGACGGAAGTTAAAGAAACCCGTGAGATCACTTCAAATCTTATTGATACGCCAGTTGAGGGTGAGTGGTTGTTGGATACTACTGAAAAGTGGTGTCGTGATCGTGCCATTTATTTGGCACTTATGGAATCCATTTCAATTGCGGATGGTCAGGATGAGAAGAAAAATCGTGATGCGATTCCTTCCATTCTTTCTAATGCTCTTGCAGTTTCATTTGATAATCATGTTGGACACGATTATTTGAATGACTATGAAGAGAGATTCGATTTCTACCATCAAACCCAAGAAAGAGTTCCTTTTGATTTGGAATTCTTCAACAAGATCACAAAAGGCGGTCTTTGTAATAAATCTCTCAATATTGCTCTTGCAGGCACTGGTGTGGGTAAGTCTTTGTTCATGTGTCATGTTGCCTCTTCTTGCTTGCTACAAGGCAAAAATGTTTTGTACATCACGTTGGAGATGGCTGAAGAAAAGATTGCAGAACGTATTGATGCAAATCTTTTGAATGTTCCTATTCAAGACATCGTAGAACTTCCAAAGTTGATGTTTGAAAACAAAGTGAATAAACTTGCTGAAAAAACCCAGGGATCTCTTATAATTAAAGAATATCCGACCGCGAGCGCACATAGTGGACACTTTAGGGCACTTCTTAATGAACTTGCACTTAAGAAATCATTTAAGCCTGATATTATTTTCATTGATTACCTTAATATATGTGCTTCCTCCCGCTATAAGTCTGGGGTTTCTGTCAATTCATATTCATATATTAAGTCTATTGCAGAGGAGCTTAGAGGGTTGGCTGTCGAAGCCCAGGTCCCTATCGTATCTGCCACCCAGACCACTCGTTCTGGTTATGGTAGCTCTGACGTGGACCTTACTGACACTTCTGAATCCTTTGGGCTCCCTGCTACTGCTGATCTTATGTTTGCCCTTATTAGCACTGAGGAACTTGAACAACTTGGTCAGATAATGGTTAAGCAGTTGAAGAATCGTTATAATGATCCTACGATTTATAAGCGATTCATCGTTGGTATTGATCGTGCCAAGATGAGACTGTATGATTGTGAACAGACAGCACAGGATGATATCCTTGACTCTGGGCACGAAGAGGAGTATAATAACGAAGAGAAACCCAAGAAATCTTTTGCAGGGTTTAAATTCTAATGAACGGTTACTACTCTGTATTCAACCCTAGAGGAGAGAAGATTGCCGACTGCGGTATCGAAAGAGATGCAGTTAATCTTATTGGCATGAGAAATCGTCGATGGGATGGGCACTACTTTACATTCAATCCTCTCCCTGGTGATATTATTGATGTTGCCTCTCCAAAACAACTTCCTACTCACGATATTGTAGTGAATATGGATGGTGGAGTTGGTGGATCTTGGACTGTTGAAAATGCTAAACTAAACGAAAATCTACAACAAAAATTTGAAGGATGACTAAACAAGTTGATTTTGAACGCTACGAAAAGTTTGTTGATGCCGTTACCTCAGATGCATCTACTGATTTTGTTGCCCTCTCTGACCGTCTGGTTGAACTAGATGAAAAAGGTGCAAACATCGAACGTCTTCTGACTGCTGGTGTTGGTATTAATGCTGAGGGTGGTGAGTTCCTTGAGATCATTAAGAAGATGATTTTCCAAGGCAAACCTTTTAACGAAGATAATCATGAGCACATGGTTATTGAACTTGGTGATCTTCTGTGGTATGTTGCTCAGGCATGTATGGCACTAGGTGTTTCATTTGACGAGGTTGTTGCTCGTAACGTGAAAAAACTTGAAAAGCGTTACCCAGGCGGACAATTTGATGTATACTACTCTGAGAACCGTGAGGAGGGAGACCTGTGAGTGACATTAATTTCACACTAGAACTGAGGCAAGCAGCAGCAGTTCGCGAAGCACTTTTTCGTTCTACGGCACAAGACAGTTATGAGTTTCCCTCACAACGAACCATAGAAATTCGAAAAGCAATTCTTATTTTGGATGAAAAAATTGAGGAAAAACTGAGTGAAGAAACTGATTCGTAAGTATGCGAAACTGTTAAAGAAAATTCCAGAAAGGCACTATTGGCCAATCTTTGTTTTCTTATCTCTTTACTTCATCGTTCCGATGAGTGAGATCACAGTAACTCTGGCAGCAATTCTTTATTTTAAGTTTGAGAAAAAAATTGCTCCTGTATTTCAGAAATTAACCAAACGACTTCCTGATTGGTTACGGTATGGTGGAAGTATCATTTTCTTTCTTGTGATGATTGATGATACTTTATTCTATGCTGCTTTGATTGCCATGGCTTTTTGGAGTTCTAGACAAGTTAAAAAACTTGAGGAAACCGATGTTGACAGTAATTAATTACTTGACAGCATTCTGGACTGTTGTTATAATGAACTGTATTCAACCCGTTAACTGGAAATATTGTTATCGGGTTGACCAGTGGTTAGTTCCTGAACTTCATGAGGGATGGAAAATGTACACTGGCGAGACCGTTCCTTATCAAACTGAAAAGGATTATCTCAAGGGGTTATAGCTCAGTTGGTAGAGCGCCTGCTTTGCAAGCAGGATGTCAGCGGTTCGAGTCCGCTTAACTCCACTTTGCTCATGTGGCGGAATTGGTAGACGCGCTGGGTTTAGGTTCCAGTAGATTTTATCTGTGGAGGTTCAAGTCCTCTCATGAGCACTAAATAATTAAAAAAGGAATAATGGCAAATTCCGACGTAATCATACAGAATTTAGATAATATTTTTTTAGGAAACCTTTCTTTGGAAAAGTTTTATCAGTCTTATGGATCTGGTAGCGAAGATAGGAATATTGAACCATGGGATTCAAAATCTTCTGCAATGGTTGTAAGAGGTAGTGGTAGTAAAGTTGTACTTAAACCTAGAATAAAATCCAAGCAAGAAAGGGAACATCTTGCTAAGGCAACTGAAAAGTTTTATGATAATAATAAAGAAGAGATACATGAAAAAATAATTGAATATCTGGAACCAGAATCACCAGTAGTTTTTTCCGCAGAGGTAAGTAAGAGAGGTGATAGTGGATCTAGTGTAAATTTCTTTAATCTTAGAGTATTTAAAGAAGGAAAAGAATCTGGTAATCCAATACTTAGTATTTTATTTCAGGCAAAGGGACTATCAAATGGTGAGGGTGGAAAAAGATCCGATCCACATGAATTGATGACTGCATGTTTGATTTTAGAAATGAATAAAATAAATGTAAATCAATTAAATAATAAAAAAGGTGAGAAACATGATGAGGAAATAAAAAAAATTGTAGATAAACTTGCCGCTACTTCATCAAAAGTTCAAGGATCTGCTGGACTTGATGGATTTTATCTTGACAGAAATAAAGAAGATCCAGATGTTGTAAATCTTGCAAAAGCAATATCAGTTTCAAATTATATTATAGACGAAATTGGACCTGGAAATGTTCAGTCAGTTTGGCAGACAGGAACTAAATGGGCTTCCGAAGTTAAAAAGTTTAATGTTGGTCCTAAGACAATTAAAAATTATAATTCCTCAGATATTATTGTAAAATTTAATATTAATAAATCAACTCATTATTGGGGATTATCTCTAAAAAAACGTGGTATAACTAGTGGAACTCCTGATGTAGAACCAACTCTTCTCAACAAACCACTCATGGGAAGTCGTGGATTTATTGAAAAAAAATTAAAATCTATGCAAGGCGGTCCTGCTGCTATTAAAAAAATAGAAGATGCTAAATTAAAATTTTTCAGAGGGGCAATTAAAGAAAAAGTAAAACAAAATCAATATAAATCTAAACCTATTGATAAGATGCCAATTAAAGAGGTATTAAAGGCAGTAGATACATTATTTACCGAGAGAAATGATAAGAGCAGTATGTTACGAGGGCAAGGTGAGTATGCTCAAAATCCAAATATTTACTTCAAAGCAATTGATGAAGTTTTTATGAAAAACTTCAATAACAATAAAGAATTTTTTGAAGAATTTATGGATCTTATTTTTAAAATCAAATTAGATTCGTACCTTACAGATACAAATTTTCATTTTAGTTTGGTTACAGGAACAGGTGATTATAAAAATGGAAAAATCATGG